TAATATTTGATGCTCCGCCTTCAACAGCACCACCTGACTGTATTAAAGATATATCAGCATAACTTACTGCTACTTTAGGTACTGCTCTTAGTATATGAGCTAACATTAAGCTGCCCCTACCAATGCATTGGTAGGGGCAGCTTAATGTTAGCTCATATACTAAGAGCAGTACCTAAAGTAGCAGTAAGTTATGCTGATATATCTTTAATACAGTCAGGTGGTGCTGTTGAAGGCGGAGCATCAAATATTACATTATCTGGTGTTCAAACAGATGATATTATTTTTTTATTAGTAGCTCACTTTAGTACCACTCTTACAGCACCAACTGGATACACATTATATGATAGTGGGGTTCTATCAGGGAGTTTTAACTGGAAAATTTACTATAAAGTAATGGGAAGCACTCCTGATACTTCTGTAGGTATAACAGATTCAAATGCCGATGCAACTGCATATGTGTTTTATGTATTTAGAAATGTAAACACAACAACACCTATACATCAATTTGCTAAAGCAACAGGTACAACTAATCCACCATCAGTCACTACTGATAGAAAGTCTATGATTTTAGTTGGAGGTTTTGGTGGAGGTAGTGCAGGTTCCAACTTTACAGCAGCTCCTACTGGTTATTCTAATTTTAACACTCAAGACGCTACAGCTAATAATGATTCCAATGTAGCAGGAGCTACTAAAGTGCTAACAGCAGCAGCTACAGAAGACCCCGGAGCATGGACAGGGAGTTTCTCTTGGTCAGGGCAACTAGGTGCAACTATTGCTTTAAATCCTAAGACTATTTAATAGGAAATTATTATGTATGTAAAAGTAAAAAATGGTGTAGTGGAACAATATCCATATTCTATTGGGCAGCTAAGAGCTGATAATCCTGATACATCTTTCCCATTAAATATGACTGAGCAGACATTAGCTAGTTGGGATGTATATCCAGTAGTTGTTGCTGAAAGACCTCAAGTAGACTATACAAAGACAGTTATTGAAGAAACACCTAACTTCATTAATGATGTATGGTATCAAGACTATAAAGTAGAAGAAGCATCTGCTGTTGAGATTGAGCAACGTAAAGCAGAACTTAATATTCAGGCTGAACAGAATAGAGCCAATGCTTATCGCAATGAATCTGACCCATTGTTCTTTAAGTGGCAACGAGGAGAAGCATTGCAGCAAGAGTGGTTAGATAAAGTAGCAGAGATTAAATTAAGATACCCTAAAGTGTAAGGATAGAGAATGACACCTGAAGAGCAAAAGGAACTACATAAGGCTGCCATTAAGGAAGCAATACAAGAGTGGCTGGATCAGCAGTATAAAGCTGTAGGTAAGTGGACAATGAAGGGGATACTAGCTATGTCATTAGCAGTACTATTTTATTTGTATGCAGCATCGCATGGATGGATTATTAAACTATGATAGCACAATGGTCTCAGTATCCAAACTTTAAGAAAGAAGAGTTTGACTGTAAGCATACTGGTGAAAACAATATGCAACATGAGTTCATGCAAAAGCTACAAGCAATTCGTAATGAGTATGGTAAGTCTATGCAAGTTATGAGTGGCTTTCGTTCTGTTAAACATCCAGTAGAAGCAAGGAAGACACATAGCAATGGAGAACACACTCAAGGTAACTGTGCTGATATCTTTTGCAATACTGGCAGTGATAGGTACAGACTTATCAGCCTTGCTCTTAAGCATGGTATTACTCGTATTGGGGTAGCTAAAACATTCTTACATCTGGGAATAGGTGGTGTAGGTTTACCTAACAATGTTATTTGGGAGTATCAATAATGGATCCATTAACCATACTAGCAGCACTAGGACCACTTGCAGTAGACTTAGGCAAGAGTCTTATTAATCGTTTCATAGCACCTGATCAATTTAAACCAGCTACTATCGAGCAGTATGCTCAGATGAAACAAATTGATTTAGAGTTCTTTAGAGTAATGAATGAAGCTGGTGGAGGTAACCCAAGCTATCCTTGGGTAGAAGCAATAGTACGTTTGATGCGCCCAGCTATTGGTATTATTGTTTTAGGTACTTGGGCATATTTAGCAATATGGGGACATGGCATTGTACCACAAGAAGTGTCTAACTTTGCATCTGTAATTGGTTTTTATTTATTTGGTGAACGTAGTTTGTTCTATGTAAAAGGCAAGAAATAACTTAAGGAGATTGTTATGCCAATGGTCGGAAATAAAGAGTACGCTTACACAAAAAAAGGTATGGACATGGCTAAGAAAGCAGCCAAGAAGTCTGGTAAGAAGATGATGATGGGTAAAGCAAAAGGCAAAAAGAAATGAAAAAAGATTCTCGACTAACTAGAGCAGGTGTGTCTGGGTATAATAAACCTAAACGTACACCCAATCATCCAACAAAGTCTCACGTTGTTGTAGCTAAGTCAGGAGATCAGGTAAAGACTATTCGCTTTGGTCAACAGGGTGTATCAGGTAGTCCAAAAAAAGAAGGAGAGTCTGCATCATATCGTAAAAGACGTGAGGCATTTAAGGCACGTCATTCTTCTAATATAGCTAAAGGCAAAATGTCTGCAGCTTACTGGGCAGATAAAGTTAAATGGTAAAAACTAAAAGTAAAGTCAATCAAGCAGGTAACTATACTAAGCCAGCTCTACGCAAACGTTTGTTTGAGAAGATTAAAGCAGGTAGTAAAGGCGGTGATCCGGGTGAGTGGTCTGCACGAAAGGCACAGTTACTTGCTGTTGGATATAAGAAGGCAGGCGGGGGTTATAAATAATGGCTCTCGCTAAACCTCAACAATCTCTTAAGGATTGGACAAAACAAAAATGGAAAACCTCTGATGGTAAACCATCTGAAGGTAAGAAAAGGTATCTTCCTGAAGCAGCATGGAAGTCTTTATCAGCTAAAGAAAAGGCTGCAACAAATAAAGCCAAAGCTGAGGGAAATAAAAAAGGTAAGCAGTTTGTAAAGCAACCAAAAACAATAGCAAAAAAAGTAGCTAAGTTTAGAAAGTAGTTGACAAATACTACAAAGTGTGATATAATTGTGGTATAACTTAGGATATTATAATGACTTATTTGGAAATTGTCAATAAGGTTTTACGAAGACTTCGTGAGAACGAGGTCTCTTCCGTTAATGAAACCCAATACAGTAGGTTGATTGGTGATCTAGTTAATGAAGTAAAACGTGAAGTAGAAGATGCATGGAACTGGGATGCTTTACGCACCACATTGACTGCTTCTACAGCTCAATCTCTTTTTAACTATGTGTTAGAAGGAGCAGGTAATCGTTTTCGTATTCTAAATGTAGTCAATGATACTGAAGATACTAAAGTGCAATACAGAGATAGTGAGTGGTTTGATAGAGTGTTTGCTACTCAACCTGTTCAAGAAGGTGCTCCGCTTTACTACAACTTAAATGGTGTAGATGTAGATGGAAATGCTCAAGTAGATTTATATCCTATCCCTGATGGTGTATATACAATTTACTTTAACATTGTACAACCTCAACCTGACTTAGTGAATAATGGTGATGTACCTCTAGTAGATAGTCAGGCTATAGTCTATGGTACTGTAGCAAGAGCTATTGAAGAACGAGGGGATGACGGTGGTTTAGCTGCTGCTGAACCTAGATATAGAGGCTACTTAGCTGATCTTATTGCTATTGAAGCTGGTCGCAGACCTGACGAAACTACTTGGATTCTACGCTAATGGCATCAAAACTACAGGCGATTAGTAATGCTACACTAGGCTTCTTGGGTTTAAACACTCAGGATAATGGTGTTACGCTTGATAGCGGATATGCTACTAAAGCTCTTAATTGTGTCATTGATAAGAATGGTCGATTAGCTAGCCGTAAAGGTTGGACACCTGTCACTACAGATAATGGTGACCTTAATGACGATGAATATATAGAATCAATCTATGAAGTGTTATCTGTTGGTGGGGCTAGCACAATCATCTCTGCAGGTGGCGGTAAGATTTTTACTGGAACAACAACATTAACAAGACTTAATGTATATGGCACTGATGCTTCTGGTCCAGCAGTGTTATCACCACAACCTACATTCACAGGCAACCGTTGGCAATGGTGTACATTGCAAGAAGGTTCGTATGGAAGCTCCTCTTCACCTGAGACATATGCTGTAACTACACAACGTGGTAATATTGCTATGGTGTATAGAGAAGGAGCACATAGTGGTCCTTTTGTATTACAACGTATTGGCACAGATTATGGAACAGCTCCTACAGGAGTAGGCACATTTGACCCTGATTGCTGCCATGCAGCTTTTGGTCGTGTATGGGTAGCTGGACTAACAGAGAATAGAACAACAGTATTTTATAGTAATTTATTAGACCCATCTAATTTTGCAGGAACAGGTACAGGGTTACTTGATATATCCTCTAAGGTAGGGGGCAATGATGAGATTGTTGCTATTAGCTCTCATAACTCTTTCTTAGTTATTTTCTGTAAGAGAAACATTGTTATCTATGCTAACGCAGATACTCCATCATCTCTTACAATCGTAGACGTTATTCCGGGTGTTGGTTGTATTTCTAGAGATAGTGTTCAACAAACTGGTAATGACATTGTATTCTTGTCTGCAAGTGGTGTAAGAAGTTTAGCTCGAACAGTACAAGAAAAATCTATGCCTCTTCGTGAGTTGTCTCTAAATATTCGTGATGACTTAGTAACATACATTGAAGGTGAGAATCATAGTAACATTAAGAGTATGTATTATGAACGAGATGCCTTTTACTTGTTGGTAATGCCTAGCCTTAATCAAGTGTTCTGTTTTGACACAAGACGATTATTAGACAATGGAGCAGCTCGTGTTACTGTTTGGGACAATCTAGTTCCAAAGGCATTATTTGCTGCTGCTAATAGAGTGTTGTATTTAGGTATGCAAGGGGGCATTGCTCAGTATGGTGGATATTCTGATAACAATAACACTTATCGAATGGAATACTACACCACTAATACAGACTTTGGTAGCCCATTCACTTTGAAGTTTTTAAAGAAAGCTAAAGTAATTATCATTGCATCAGGCACTCAAGATGTGGTAATTAAATATGGCTTTGATTATTCATCTGATTATAGTTCTAGGGTGTTTACTAAAGACTTTATTGGCTCTAGTTCTCAATATAATATTTCTGAGTATTCTAACCTACCGGGACAAACTGGTTATACAGGTTCAGAATATAACTCTGGTATTGCTATTGCAGAGATTGACTTGAATCTAGGTGGTTCAGGTAAGATATTACAATTCGGGGTTGAAGCTGTTATTACAGGAACACCCATAAATCTACAACAAATGTCAGTATATACTACTACAGGGAAAATGATATAATGGCTAACTATACCAAAGCTACCAACTTCACTGCCAAAGACAGTTTACTTACAGGTAATCCATCCAAACTTATTAGAGGTTCTGAGATTGATACCGAGTTTAACTCTATTGCTACAGCTATCTCAACTAAAGCAGATACAAATAGTCCATCATTCACTGGAACTCCTGTAGCTCCTACAGCCCCTAACGGTACAAACTCAACTCAGTTAGCTACTACAGCTTTTGTAGTAAGTCAGATTGGTGCGATTGCTGCAGGGGTATCTTCTTTTAGTGGTGGAACTACTGGACTAACTCCTAACACAGCTACCTCTGGTGCTATCACTTTAGCTGGTACACTAGGTGTAGCTAATGGAGGTACAGGTAGAGCAACCCTTACATCTGGTAGTGTCTTAGTAGGTGCTGGAACTGCACAAGTAAGTTTAGTAGCTCCGGGCACAGCAAAGAACTTGTTAATGTCAAATGGTACTACATGGACTAGCTCTAATCCTATGATTGGTTGGGGACAGACTTGGCAAGATGTTAGTGGTTCTAGGCTTTCTAATACTACTTATACCAATAGCACTGGTAAACCAATTATGGTTAATGTTTATCGTACTGCATCGGATGGAACAAGTGCTGTAAGTTTAGAAGTTTTAGTTGGAAGTACATGGATAGCTGTTGCAACAGTTAATCCTGATATAAATGATGGCTCTACAGCATCTGCTATTGTTCCTGATGGTTCAGACTATAGATTTGCTGGTGCTTTTACTCGCTGGACTGAACTAAGATAATTAAAGTTAAAAGGATAGATAATGAGTTTATTTGATAGTATTGCAAATTTATTTGGAGGAGAAGAGCCTGACTATGACTTAGCTCGGTTTAGTCCTTATAACTTTAGATCTCCTTATGGACGAGCAAGGTTTGATGAGACTACTGGTAGAATTACTACTACACTTAGTCCAGAGCTACAGGCTTTTTATGATCAGTATCTAGGAGGGGCTCGAAGTTTAATGCCCACAGAAGATCAGCTTGCTTTTGCTAGGGATGTTTCTGGAACAGGTCAAGGGCTATTTGGTACTTATACAGACAGATTAAATCAAGCCCTTAACTATGATGTAGGACAGGCTACTTCTGATTACTATAATCAAGTACAAGATATTCTTGCTCCACAAAGAGCAACTGAAGAATCTCAATTAGCAGATACACTTTTCAAGATGGGTAGAACAGGGGCTGCTACAGGTGTTGAAGGTGGTTATGTAAACCCAGAGCAGTTTGCCTTATTGAAAGCAAGAGAACAACAGAATGCTGAGATAGCGTTAAATGCTGAAGATAGAGCTAGAGCTATTCGTGCTGCTCAAATTGCTGAAGCCACTGGGGGTATGACTAATGCTATTGGACTATTTGGTACAGGCACTAGTATTCCTGCTACCCTATATGGTCAGTCACAAGGAATATTAAGCAATGCTATGCAAATACCTGCTCCTTTGTTTAACCAAGTTGGTTATGGATTACAAGCAGGACAGGCACAAGCGGCTGCAGGATCTAATATTGCTCAGATGCAACAACAACAGTATGGTAATAACTTAAGTTTCTGGAGTGGTTTAATGGGTGCTGGTTCTAATCTATTAGGTAAGTCTGGTTGGTGGACAGGACCCCGTACTCCAACTACTACAGGTTAAGAGGATAATATGGCTGAACAAAATTTACTAAGTATCTTTGGTCCTACTCCAGAGCAACTACAAAAACAATTACAACAACAACAACAAGAAAGATCACTGTTTGCTGCTAGAATGGGTCCAGCTTATTCTGCTGGATATGGACTAGGTTCACTACTTGAAGGTGTAGTAAGTAAAGTATTTGGATTGGAAGATCCGGAACTTAAAAAAGCTAAAGATGTTCGAGAAGCATATCAATCTGTACTAGAAAGATCTGGGGGTACTATTGGTGATCGTGGTGCTTTTCTTGATCAAATGCAATATGAGTTGCAGGAAAGAGGTCAGCCAGAGTTAGCTGCTACAGCTGGATTAAGCGCAGAAGATTTTAGACTTACACAACAAAAGAGAGAACAAGAACTTCTTGATGCAGAAGCTTTTAGACGTTATAGAGAATCTCAAACTGCTGAAAATGAGATGGATTTTAAAACTAAAGCTCAACCTATGGTTTATGCTTTAGGTAGTCAGTTAGATGCTATGATTAAAAGTAATGCTAAGCCAGAAGTTATTCAAGCTGCTTTGCAAAAGGCTCTTCCATTCTTAGAAAAAGTAGGAGTAGATACAGAAGCAATTAGTTCTGCTCAAAGCTTGCCAGATCTACAAGCAGCTGTCGCTGGTCTTCGTGCATATGGTACTGATGTTAAAACTGAATCTAAAAATGTAAGGGCTGCTGCAAGTGCGGCTTTTAAAGAGAAACAGTTTAATAAAACATATAGTTTAAAAGAAAAATTATTTACTAGTAATAATGAATGGAAACAAAAAAATTATGCATTAAGTCAAAGACGAGTTAATCTTTTAGAATCTAATGCTAATAATGCGCAAAAATTTAAAACAATTAAACTTTTATCTCAGAGCTATGGAGATCAAATAAAAGTTAATCAAGGTAATATTAAAGAGATCGATAATGAAATTAAAAGATTAAATACAAGTCTAATGGAATTACAAAAAGGAAATGTTTATTATGATTCTAAAGGACAGTTAATTAGTACAAGCAATCCAGAAATTGTTGAAGATCAAATTGAGGCTTTTAATAAAGAAATACAAAGTTTAGAAGCTGCACGACAACAATTGCTATATCAATCAGATCAATTAGATAGTGAGCGTTCTAATATTATTAGAGAAACTGCAGGCTTAGCCCCACAAAAACAGTTTAGTACTAATACTGGGTATAAATTTGTAACAGGTGTTAATGCTAAAGATAAAGAAGCGTATCTTAAAGCAATGAAGGCAGCTAGAACTTCTGATGAACGTTTAAATATTCAAAGAAAAGCATTTGAGTTTGGTTTAGTGGAGCCTAAGTAATGGCAAAATCTTTTGCTGAGTATCTACAAGAAAGTGGGACTGCTCCTACTAGTCAAGAAGAAAAGCCGGTAACTCCTCAAGAGCGTCCTTCTTCTTTTGCTGCTTACCTTTCACAGCCAGATCAGGAAGTGAAACAAGAAGTAGCTGCAAAACCTAAGCCTGATGATGAAAACTGGGCAGGCACTGGTCCGTCTATGTCTTTTGGCGAGTACTTAAAGTCTGGCTTTGCTGGTCGTTTTGTTACTAATGCTATTAGAGGTGACAGCGAACTAATGATGCAAGCAGATGAGACTGCTAAGAAACAATTAGGTCCTAATTACAAACAAGATCCTATGAAGTTCCAACAAGTATTTACAGATGAGTATCGTAAACTTGTTACTGAAAGGGATGAGCTAGTTAAACAGGAAAGACTTAAGAATCCTGAACCTACCTTTTCTAAATCAATACAAGACTTTGGTAAAGAACTTGTTACTAATCCTTGGCAAACAGCCAAGAGTATGGTATATGAGTTAGGTAAAGATCCTGAACTGCTATTCTTAGGCAGTATGTTCTCTGCTCCTAAAGCTGCAGCTACTACAGCTAATGTAGGTAAAACTGCTAAGGCAGTTAGTGTAGCAAAAGATATTGGTAAGTCTGCAGCAAAAGCTGGAACTACTGGTTTAGTTGCAGAAACAGTAGCTCAAGTAGGTCAACCCGGTGGTATGGATACACAAAGAATATTAAATACTGCTGGTAACTTTGCTGTTCTAGGGGCAACCATACATGCAGGAGCAAAAGGATATAAGAGTGTCTTTGGTAAATCTAAAACTCCAGCAGAAGCTACTGACAGTATTAAAGATTTAAATGATAATCTTAATAAACTTGAGACAGAAATAGAAGGTTTTAAGCAACAAGATCTTTCAGGTATGGAAATGCCTGAGACTCCCAAGTTTGTATATCATGGTACTAGAGGCAATGTTACTCAGTGGATAGACGCTGAAGGCAATTTACACTTAAAACCTTCTGAAAACTTTGATAAAAAGGTATCTAGTATTTCCTTTGCTGAAGATCCTGTTGTAGCTGAAGACTACGCTACTAGAATGAAAGGCTATGGTCCAGAGGGTCGTGACTTTACTGGCTCTAAACTGATTAAGATTGACTCCTCTAAGTTACCTAACTTAACCAAGGAAACTATGGGTGAGTTGGCTATCAACACAAAGGATGAGGTTGTCATTCCTAAAGGTAGCTTTGAGATTGAAAAACTTGCTGGTCATGATTTGCTAAAAGAAGATCCTCGGTACAAGTTTTATGACTTTTTAGTAGATGAGTATGGAGAGTATGAAACAGAGGCTACTTTTGGGGACAGAGAACTTTACATAAATAGATATAAAGATTATGTAAACTCTATAAAAGAAGCTGATCCTACTTCACAGTTTGCTAAGGATGTAGATGCGGCTGAAAAGCTAAAGCTAGACTTGTCTACTAGACTAGAAAGACTCTATCCTGAGAAGGCAGATGTTTCTCCTACTTTAAAAGTAGCTGGTGATGTTTTTAAAGAGTTTGATTCAGAGACTGCTACAGAAGCAGTAATGAAAACATTGAGAGAAATTAATGTTAACAATCGTTTATCTACTATATGGAGACGTACGATTGAAAAACTTATTCCTGAAGCAAGTGTTCGGGAACGTACTACTATGGCTCTTGAAGGTGAGAGATCCTATGATAAGTTACTTACTGATGAAGAGAAACGTCAGACACTATATGGTGATACTGCGGAAGTAAGAGCTGAAAAAGAAGCTAAGAACATTCGTCCTGAGATTGGTCTTACTGGGGTTTTAAATTTATATGAAGCTGCTGCTAATAGACTAGGTATTGGTGGACGTACTGATGCTGCCTTACCTGATAATGCTTTTAGAACTTTTTGGGATAACTATAAAAAAAGAAATGGTCTAATAAATAAACCAGTACCTGAACAGATTGAACATTTAAATAATAAATTAACAAAGCTACGTTATGCTGTGAACAGATTAGAAATGCTGCCTTCAGAAGAGCATGCTATTCCTGTAATGAAACAGATTCAAGGTAAGCTAGCAGAGATAGGTAAAGTAGCCCAAGAACAAGGCTTAATGGAACACCTTCGTCACAACTATATATCCCATGTTCTTAACTGGAGTGAGAGTGCCTTGTCTGAAGGACAGCGTCGTACTTTAGTTGATGCTCTCTTTAGTGATAAGAAGAGTAGGTTTAACCGTGACTTTACACAGCATCGTGTTTATAATACCATTAGAGAACTAGAGGCTGCTGTATATGACACAGGTAAACAATTAGGTATTGATACTCGTGGTGTTAAAGTAGAACGTGATGTAGCAAAGATTGCTGAGATCTATCAGAAGTCTATGATGAATGCTAGTTTGATTAAACGTTTACTAAATCATCTGGAAAAAACTACTACTAAAAACTTAATGGGTGATGACATTCCTTTAATTACTAAAGATCCTCAAATAGCTTTTAGACATAAGTATCAGTTCTTTGAAGGCAAAGGGTCTCAAGGATTAGAAGGGTATGCCATACATCCTGACATTGTAGACTTAATGAGGTTTATTGCAAATCAAACAGACCCTAATATTATACTTAAAGCAATGGGTCAAGTCTCTATGCTTTCTAAGTACTTAACTACAATGGCATCATTATTCCATGCTACATCTTTATTTGTAGCTAGAGCTACTTCTACTCCCGGAACTATGCTTAAAGAGGTATTTACTGGTGGTAGAGGAACTCGTCTAGCATTAGAAGAGTTAGAAAACAATGGGCTTAGTGAGTCTGTTAAAGGAGCACAACGTGGAGGTCTACAAATTGAATTACCTGAAGATGCAGCTAGAACTGTTCTTACAGATATTTCTAACTCAGCTGATAAACTAGTAGGTAAAGTAGTAGGCAAAGAAGATATAAGAGTAACTCGTAGAGTTGTAGATCCTCTTGAAGAAAAGCTATTACAAAAAATGAATAGATTTACTTGGGACTACATGCACGCTGCTGGCAAACTACACTTATATCAAACTTGGTTTAGTAAAATCAAGGCAAAGAACCCAGAGTTATCTGATGAAGCTATTGCTAAAGAAGTAGCAAGTTATGTTAATAATACTTTGGGTGGATTAGACTGGTTAAAAATAGCACAAGAATCGTCTAATCAATATGTAAGATGGTTTGCAATGAAAGCTTTAAATCCACAAGGTAGACAGTGGATGCAAGCTATTTTATTTGCACCTGATTGGACTATATCTACAATTAGATCCTTTACTAAAGCTTTACCTAAAGAGTTATTAAAACCACAGAACTGGGAACTAAGAGAGGGTATTAAAGGATTTAAAAATCCTAAAGTAGAAGCTGATTTAGCTAGGCGGTATGTAGTTAATACTGCTATTATGTGGTTAACTATTCTTAATGGATTTAACTATGCATTTAGTGGACATTTTATATGGGAAAATGAAGACCCAACTCGTGTTGATTTAGGTGATGGTACTACTATGCAAATGTCTAAGCACTCTATGGAATTTGCAGAGTGGGTATTACATCCTCTTAAAACAGCTTCTAACAAGTTAGCTATTATTCCTAAGACTGCTTTTACTGCTTACCTTGCTTCTCAAGGTATGGCTAGGGATATTAAAACACCTTTTGGCAAGATAGAAGGTAACTCACTATTTGGAATTGCCGCAGCAGGTGGACAAGGTCTTATTCCATTCCAAGTTAATGCTGCAGTAAGCGCACCAGCAGGAGAAAAAACTAAACGAGGTCTTGCAAGTTTCTTAGGTATACCTATCTATGGTCAAACAAATAAAATGAATACGTCTCCTGATATACTAATGGAAAGAAAAAAACAGAAGAAAGAATCAAGACGTGAAAATAAGCTAGAAAAAATGCAACAAAGATAAAATCGACCTTCACAATCAACGTATATTAAAAGAAAAAAGGCCACCTAATATGATGGCCTTTCTTTTTACCTATCGTTTAATATAGCGCTTTCTAGATATGTCTATGACGATTTCACTGTTTTTTAGGGAATTCTACTAGAACTCTAACAATTAAAAGGTCAATGATTAAGAAATTAGATAGCTCATCATCTACTAACTCGATACCAACTGAGCATCCACCTATAAGTTCTAGCATTATTAACATAATTTATCCTTATTAAATTTCACAACTGCCTCCAGTACATGCTAAAGTTTGTGCACCTTCTGTATTGTCATCGTGTTCTACAAAATCCTCCCATGTTATGTTAGTTGGTATGTCCTTAATTAACTCTTCATACTGTGATTTAGTAATGTCCTCGTAAGGAGCTTGCTGATATGTATGGTTTGAGTGAGGTAAGAAAGATACACCACTTACTTCATCAAAGTATTTCCATACCCATGCACCAACTTCAGGCCATTCTTCATCTTTAACAGTAATAGTTACTGAAGGTTTGTGTTCACACCAATGACGTTGATATATTAGCCATAGATCTAGTTGTTCAATAGCTGTTAAATCAGTTCTAGTAATTGCACCTTCAGGTGCTTTCATTGGGAATGTAAACACTGCTGTAGAATCAGGTCTAAATACTTCATCTTCTACAGGTACACCTTTATTTTTTAAGTATTGGTAGATTGGGTCCTTTTTGTCCATGCGTATACGTCGCAGATAGTAATCGTTGTGGCGAGCATGGATGCCACTAGCACTATCAACCAACTGAGAAACTGTTCCAGAGGGTTTAACACAAGTGATAGAAGCAGAAGCTGGAATACCAAGCTTTGCAGCAAGTTCTTCGTTTGTACGTCTAGCATAATCTCTTAAACCTTTTAACATATGAGGATCAGGATTACTTGTTAAAGGACAATCCATAATACCTGTTAATGAAACACCTAATAATCGTTCTTCTTCTGTATTCTTTTTCCAATCTTCAGATAGGAATTGGAAGTCAGTTAAAGTAGATTGAATAGTTCCTAGTATTGTTGCAAGTCTAACTTTATTTCTGAGAGTAGATTCGGTATCTTCTTGCCGAACAACCACTTCTGTAAGATTGCAGAACTGTTTATCACGGAGGATAATCTCTGAGCATGGGTTGGTTCCATAGCTATGATCTGCACTTCTTCTTCCCCAACGAGCTGCCTGATTTTGAGAAGCAACACGATTAAAGATTCCTCGTTCACCTGATTTAGATTTAACGAGAGATAACCACTCTTCCATAAAAGTTTCACTATCGGGTCGTTCTGTATAGGCGACTGAGTTGTTTGCCAATCCTCTATGTGGATATTCATTGTACCATGCTCCCATCTTAGCTTCACGCATACGTCTGTCTGTTAAGTTAGATAGAGAGATTAAGGCAGAGCGACGTACACCACCTACTACAACGATCTCTCCAATCATACACATGATATCATGTACTTCTATTGATGTGAGTTTTCGTCCACGAGCCTCTGTAAAAGTATTAACCGTGAAGTCAAATAGTCGCTTAAGTGGCTCAGGTCCTGATGCTCGTCCACCAAAAGTTTTAAGTCTTGCTCCAGCTGGTCGAACCTTTGAGTAATCAATCTCAGGGATATCTCCTTCCCACAAAGAAGAGAGAAGTTTCTTGAAGGCTTTTGCCCATCCGAGTTTGCTGTCTTGTACAACGATGACATCATCTACCTTTCGTAATGTTTCAGGAACTGTTGGAAGTTTAGAAATCTCTTGACGTTCACAAGAGAAACCTACACCCGTACCATTCATTAAGATATAAAGAGCCTCGCTAAATGCTCGCTTACTGTTGACAGCAAGGTAGCTACAATTATAAGCACTAATATTATCTCTCTCACAAGCTTCTCCCGCTGTCATAAGTAAACGCATTGAAGGCATAACTTCTAAGTTTAAGATAGCTTGCTTCAATTCTTTTAAATCTACCTCGCTAGCTTTATCACCAAGCTTAGCTTCTAGGTATCCTATTAATCTTGTTACTGTTTGATCCCATGACTCACGTTTCTGTAACTCAGGAATGTATCGAGAGTATCGAGACCTGTGAATAATGGATTGATATAATGAAGGTAGTTCCATGTTACTCCTTAATGCAGGTACGTTATATAAATTGATGGGTGGAAATAGTATCAGAGGCCAGTCTATAACTCTAGTTCTGCTACTATCTTGTCCCATTTATCTTCTATCTTATCTTCAAAAGCATTAACAATATCTTCAGTAGTCAGTCCTAGAAAGTCTATGATGTCTACTTCATCTACTTGTTCTATTATCTTTTCTTTAAGTTCTTGTAGTGTCAACACTTTCAAATTCCTTTAACAGCTCTATAAAATGGATTGCTTTATCTAGATCTTGAATACCTCCTTTGTCTTTCCACCTACAAAGATACTTAATAGCCGTGGCTTCTAAGTAAGGTATACCATTTATATGGCAGAACTCAGCAGGTTGGATTTTAAATTGCTTGTAGTGATTACCACCAACCTGTTTCTCTAGTGCATTAGTGTGCATTAACAACCCTTTCTACATTTCTGTCTCTAATATTCTTATTACCTCTGAACCAATTACCACAATCAGTACATTGATATCGTTGGAATTTACTTACAGACGTTAGAGAGTATCCTCGTTTCTGTACATGTTTACTACCACAGTTAGGACAAACAATCTCTTCATCATTAAAGATAGATAGATTGATATGGTGTTTAATCCAAGGTCTAAACTTATAGTAAACTTTCTCTAGTAAAACAACATCGTTCTTATTGTACTCTTCCATCATTGCCCATGCTTCAGGATTGTTAGCCATGCATTGAATCCAAAGATCATGTCCAATGTGAGAAGTCTTCTTGCCAAGTCCTAGTTGCTGTGCTACATAGTCTAGCTTGTTAGACACAAACCTAAACTGTTTCTTAGCTACTTGTAATAAGTCAATGTTCTTTACTGGACTAGGTGGATTTAACCCTGCTAGTAAGAACTCTTTATTAAGAGTAGGCATATCAAACTTATTACCATTATAGTGTACTACTGCATCCGCTTCATCAATCAATGCATGTATTTTATCTAGCATTGTTTTGTGATCTGAATTGTAAACACTATCAAAGAAGATCTCATTACTATCTAACCACTTAGCTGCAAAGCACATAGTGTATGACGATTCAAGTAACTGATTGATAGCAATGTTCTGTTGCCATATGCCCCATACATGTGCTGTATTAGGACTTGTTTCTATATCTAGCAGGAGTATCTTAGCCATTAGTGTACCTCATCTCCATCATCAGGGAACAAACTAATCTGTTGTTCATTTTCTTGTTTACTTACTGATATAATTCCAAAGTGAATTAGATCCTTTAATGCATAATCCATAAGGAATGCAGCTTCATCACGGTCTACATGGAACTCAAAGTTAAGAGAACCATCATCATTTTGCACACAGTTTCTTATAAGCATTTATCCAATCCTTCCTGAAGTCTAACCATTCGAAGCCATTTGCTTCTGCCCACATAGCGTAGGTGGTCTTACTTCTTTTATTTAATTTATTATCAGCATTCTGAAATAGGAATATAACTCTTATGTCAGGATTGCTATCTCTAAACCAGATCATTTTTTTCCTAGTATCTAGATCTAGTTTACCTTTTGCTTCTAAGTATACCTTACGTCTACCTGTCCTAAAGTCTGGAGTATAAGTCCTATCTTGAGCAGGTTGTACATACTTATACTTTTCAGGTTCATACTTAATAGAAGGGAAGTGTGACTTTAAATTCTTCCATACGCTCTCCTCAAATTTACTCTTGAATGTCGGCATCAGTGTATCCTATGTTACCATTCTGTCCTATAATATCAATACGATCTTCATCGAATAACTCTTCTGGTTTCTTTTTCTTACCAAAGATTTTATCCCAATTATCTTCATACTGTTTTGTATTTGTTTTGGATATGATACTATCTCCGGTAATATCATTCTTTGTTGCCATTACTTAACTCCTCAAACTTGTCTTTAAAATGTTTCCTATCATTGCGTAGAATCCAGAGACATCCCGCATTCATAAGAAACTCTTCGTCATTACCGTAGGTATCTCTTACTCTGTTGAACAACTCTTGCTCAGTAAAGACACCTGCTAGTAACTTCTCTGCTTTCTTTGGACCAATACCTTCAATGCCCTTAATGTTATCTGACTTGTCACCCATCAAACATTGCTTATAGAAATGGTAATCTGCAGCTGCTTCATTTTGTTCAATGAATGTATCCTCTTTACTCCAACCATTACCACTGATAGCCCATTGGAAATGTTTTCCGGGAATCTGTAATAGGTCTTTGTCAAGAGAGCAGATGATTGTATCATTTGTTTGGTGAATGCCTAGTAAGTCATCTGCTTCCAAACCATACTCAGCTTCTGCATTTAATTCTTTTACTGCATAATGTCTACATGCTTCTAAATGAATTGGCTTAGGCTGTGTTCTATTAGCTTTGTACTCTGGATAGATCTGCTTTCTAAAGTTATCTTCTCCTGTTAGGAATGCACGGTACTCTGTGGCAGAAGTCTTAGATAGTATTTGATCTAGTAGTTCATTCATTCTGTAGATAGCTATGCCAACATCATCTTGTTCAGCACTTGCTGCACATCTAAAACAAACTAAATCCATGTCAATTAAGGCTATCAAATTGGTTCCTCTACGTTTACGAATTCATCTGTAGGAAATGTAGATTGATCTGATGGTTTACCGTTTACGTCTTGCCATTGGATAACTACTGCATTCTCTCTACCTGTAAAACATCCTGCTAAGGAATCTGAATTATCGTTTACTTTCTTTACTGCCTTAGCAGCATAAGGAAACTTGTCAGCATACTTAGGGATACCACAAGGAGCACTGGTAATATAGATATTAACTTGCTCATTGTATTTAAGTACTAAAGCTTTTGCATATACTGGTGCTGCGCTACATACTAAATAAATCCAACAAACAACTATAACTAGTGCTAGTAAAATTCTTTTAATCATATTACCAATGCCTCCATACATTGAGGATAATGTGGATGCAGGTAATTATTTCTATTACCCGCACCCAATCTATCTTGTTATTCAATTACTACGTCTGCTGAATCATCAACAAACTCGTCAAAGTTTTGTGGCCTACCCATTACATATTCCTCTAACTGTTTAGCATAAGCGATAACATCAGAGGCAGTAGGAGCGGACTTAGCACCAACAGCCAAAGCAGCAACTGCAGTAGAAAGGCTAGACTGTTTAACGATAAGTACTTGTCGAGCTGCACGTTCTTCTTTTGTTTCATAGTTAGATCCTGTTACTCGTGTTGCAGGCGCTGCTGCAGATTGTTGTGCCATTTGTGGTGCTCCTCCTTCGTTGATACTTGTCCATTGCCAATAACCATTCTGATCTTTCTCTGTGTTCACATTAACTGAATCACCTTTAGCCAGACCAGAGATATGTTTAAAGACTCCGGGGTTACTAAAAGACATAAGCTTTTTATTATTTACTTTACCTTGCTCATCCTTGTATGTTACTTCCATACTCTGATAAGTTCGACCATTCTTTGCTGCGTGTGTGTTTGGTGTTCCAACATCAATGATTGTAATTTGCATCTACTTTCTCCATATTGCCCCAGTTAGGTCCAACTTCACATTCGACCCGCATAGGTAAGTTAAAGTCTACTCCAAATAACTTTTTAAAGTTAGCTGGAACATCGTTAAAACATCTATCTACTAAATTAACTATACTAATATTATCCCATATTTTAGGATCAAAGTCAAGTATTATTGAATCGTGTACTGTGTTTACAAGTAAGACTCCTTCCTTATCTTTCAATCTGTTACGCAATGATACTCTAGCAATAGCCATTAGGTCAGCACCTAGTCCTTGTACTGGATAGTTAAGTATCTTGGTGCGAGGCCAGACTTCTTTACCATACTTTACTTCGGGTTCATAATTATAAACTCTTCCTGTTGGCATTACTAACTTTCTATTTCTTTTAGCTTCATCAAGAATTCTAGTATGCCATTCTCCCAGTCTTTTATATTTTCCATAGAACTGATCGATAACATCTTGCCAGAACCCTTCTCCACCAATGTCTTTAAAGTTGGGATCATTTGCATAAGAGTATGCAGATCCTCCGTAAATGAGTCTGAATACGAAGGTCTTAGCGATAAGTCTACTAGGTAGTCCGAATCTTTTTTGGTTATCTGAATGTTGATCAACACTATTCCATATCTCCTCTAGTGCTACAGGATCTTGACTAAGATAGGTAGCGCCAACCCACTCTAGTTGTTTAGCGTCAGCTTGTAATATCATTAGTACCAATCCTGTTCTTTGTAAAGGTAATCAGTCAACTCATAACCATCAAGCAAATCTTGATAAGAATAAGTCTTTAATTTCTCCATCGAAGTTTTGCATGTTTGGTTTGCTGCTTGATAGTCTGCCTGTTCGTACCACGCATTGATTGAGTTGACCATGTACCGTACCTTCTTTCCAGTTAGATTTTTTTCGTAAGTCTAGTAGACCAGTGTAGTAAGTTGACACTCTCTTCTCTAGCTCTGCCCTCTTAAGGAGTAGCTCAATTATTTCCTTGGCTTTATTAGTTCCTTTAAGAGAGCGGAGTGTAGGTTCATCAGTAGAGTAGAGACCTTCTTTGGCCAACTCACTACCTTTAAGTGGTTTAACTAACCTTTCGAACGAGACTTCGTAGTCGACCCATCTATCCTTTGGTTCTCCTTTTCTACTACCAGACTTAAAATATCCGCAAGGCTCTTTACGACGAAGCCTAATGCTGCCACCATATAAGAAAGCACTAAGATGATCGACGCTATTAGGGTTAAACTCACTACAGTTATGATACTCAAACAGTGTTTGGTCAATCTGTCGAATTTGTTCATTAAGTTCATTAGCTAATTCCTCGCTTCTTTGTTCGTTATAAATAAGACCATTGAACTCCATCTCTTGTAGTACCATTAGGTCTTGGTTATGCAAGCTTACCAGTCTTTGTAATTGTATAGATGACTGATTAACTTGTTCTAGTTGTTTTAAATAAATCTGTTCTGTTAATACTAAATCTTGTTTTAGATAATCCTCTAAGATATCTCTAGGAATATCTGGTGTATCTATACCTGCGGACCAATACTCGCTAGCCACAACATCGAGTTTACTATCCAAGCCATAGTATTGAGCAACACCATTGAGGCTAGGGTAGGATTCCTTCTGTCCTGTAAGTATGAAATGCACGAGCTGACAATCCCAAATACGCTTATCATAAAAATTAATGCCATATCTTTTTATCCAATGCAAATCAAATTTAATATTAAAGCCAACTATAATGTCGTACCCAGAGATAGTGTTTTGTACACTAGCAAGCACATCCCTATTAGCAGAGTCAGAATACTCAATATCACTAAGCCAGCTGCTGCCATTGCTAAGTAGTCCGATATAACAGAGCTTATTCGTTTCATCGAAAGGGTTTCCTTTATTAGAAGTTGTTGTTTCTACATCAAGAACTAAGTGTCGCATTACAAGTAATCATCCTGTTGAATGTCTCGTTGAATGTAGTAAGTAATAGCACACCCAATTAAAAACCCAATAGCAAACGCTGTTGAGTAACACATTACATAGTCAATAACATTAGTAAACATCTTCGTACCTCGCTACTTCTGGTTTAATTAACACTTGGGTAGAGCCGTGCCGTAGGTCAGGCATGGTATCATCATCCCCAAGTAACTTGTTCTTACATATGTTGAAGTATCTAGTTCTACTGGTATTGTCTGAGTCCTTACCAATACCTAAGATCCAGTCTGCTTCACCTTGCTTTGATGTCTTACTACCATCAACCATATCCATTGTTAACCACAGCTTGCCTTCGGCTTCTCCGCTAGCTTGTGATACTGCAATGACTGGTGCGTATGTTTTAGCTATCTCACGAGCCCATTGGTACAAGGCTTTGAGTTCAAGGTCATTACGCTCACCCTTGAATCCTTTGATCTTATCAATCTGATCAAAGATAATTAGTGCTGGGTTAGTATTCTTTAGTACTGCTTCTATTCTTGCTTTATTATTACTGTCTTCGAAGTCAAGGATCTTAATACGATTACCTGTCTTTGATTCAAAACGTTGTTGATAACCATCAACATCAGAGAACAAGGCATCAGTTGTAATTCCTAGCGTCGCTTGGTAACACCGTATAGCCACCTTGTTTCCTTGCTCTTCATTATTAAACCATAGAATGTCACCTTCCGTTTGAGTAACCATATGGCTAACCTCTGAAGCAAGGAATGTAGTCTTCCCTGTCTCGGGCCTAGCAAATATAAAGCCAAAGTCCCCTTTTCTAAGAGAGCCAAGAGCTTTGTTAAGCCAGTTAAGGCGCCAACGTAAACCGGGCGAAGCCACTTGTGATTCATATAACTCCTTTAGATTCATAACTACTGGTTTAATTTCTTCTGTTTCTACTTGCTGGTGTTCAAACTTCTCGAACAGTTCCATCAGGTCATCGACAGAAGTCCTGCCATCTTCTACATCAAGAGCAACTTTAGCGATCTCACCAGAGAGAGCTCGTTGTCTCTGTTGATCTAGTAATTCAATTACTAAATCTCTATTACTAATTTTTAAACTAAAGATCTCTGTTAAGAGATCATTTAATTCTTTTCTTTCTATGTCTTTAGTAATTAAGTAATTACTATTATATATTAATTCTAATTCTTCTTTAGTTATAGTAATAGTATTTATATATTTGTTATAGTAATTATTAATTGATTCAAATAATTTATATAAATTACTATAATTATTTTTAATATAATTTATATTAACATATTTATAATACTTTGTAAAGACTTCTTTATCATCACAGAACAATTTTATTATCTGTTTCTCAACCATTCACTGATTTCTCCTTTCGTGTATTCTTTCGGATCATTAGGTGAGATAACAACAGAGGCATTGACACCCCTCTGTTTCAAATTGTTTGCTATCTTAATGGCCTCTTTAGCCTTGTCCCTATCCAACCATATTACCACGGACTTAAAGTCTCGTCCTATGCGTTCGTTCACATCGTCAGACATATGACTTCCTAACAATGGAATAGCACACCACTCAGGACTTAGCCTAGAGATTTTAATAGCAGACAATATATCTTCTACACATACTAGTTTATCAGAGTATCCGTAGAATGTCAAAGGCTTTTTACCTTTTGATAAGTACTTAACTTTCTGATCACCAAAACATCTAGCTTGCCAGTAGTCGGGTGCTTTGATTAGTACTAGCAACTGGTGCTCATCGTTCCAGCAAATACCGAAGTCCTTGATTTCATTAGGTAAAATACCATATGAGAATAGCCACTGTTTCGCTACTTGGGGTAGCTCATCAGTCGTAGCAATTTGCGTATCCTGCAAATCTTGTTTAGGAGTTTGCGTCATACGCAATCTTAGTGATGCAGTATCTGTCTTTGGTTTGTAATACTTACATCCAAAGCAGAAGAAGTGATCATCATACTCACCAAGATTATCTTTGCTACCGCATCGAGGACACGGTAGATGCTGTATAAATTTCATGATTATCCTTATTTACTTTCCTAGTAATTCGTGGTATAATATTTACATATACTGAAAAAAGTATATGACATTTAACCAAGGAGATTACTATGTGGACAAAACCAACAGCAAGTGAAATGCGTTTCGGCTTTGAAGTTACAATGTACGTTATGAATAAGTAACATGGATTGGGTCACTGATTGTTATTAATCATCAGTCCACTCATTGTAGTCGACTGAATCAGTTAGATCATCTGCTACTTCCTCAATGATCTCCTCAGTTGTAGATAGGTCCTGCCTTTCTATGCTGAGGACATCATCTTTAATCTCACCATAACATCCGTTACACATGTCAATGTAGTTGCCATGCAAGTCCTTGCGTGTTGACTCAAAGTCATTTAGATTTTTATCACATGCTATGCACCGCATGAGCATTCTCCTTTTTTACTTGTATCATATTGATTAATAACATCATTTAAATCATTGGCTAACTCATAGTCAAGACTTTCTGCAAAAGTAGCCAATCGTTTTAGTTCATAAATTAACTCAGCGTAATCCATTAAGTTCTCCTAAATAGTTTTTAAATGCTTGAGTATATTTCTCAAGAGTTGTACCATACAGACCGGGTGCTGTGTTCACTTCAAAGACGAAGATTTTATTATCCAGCTCACGGTACCCAACATCAACAGCGCCAAAGTCAAGGCCAAGAATGTTGACAGCACGACAACACTCATCCAAGAGCTGCTGGGGTGGATTAATGTCGCACCGAGCATAGATCCAGCCGTTAGAATGATTGCGAATACCAGTTCTAGGGCCAGTATAATCAAGACGTTTCTTTTTCTGTTGAACATCAATTACCTTTCCTTTAAATACATGAACACGATACTCATGTTTATGTTTAGTTTCAATTGTATACAACGGAGCATCAACTAAATCATAAGTTGTATCACTAATAATTATACCACTACCACTGTGTCCTGTCAAGGACGTTCGACAATATACTTTTCTATTAGGATGCACACCCCATAGATTACTGATGTCATACCTAGTTGTAGCCCATAGAGGTATGTGACCAAAGCCTGCGGCTTCAAATGCTTTGAATGTCTTAAGCTTGTTACATGCTAGTGCAATAGCACTGTGTTTGTTTAAGTCATGCTCCGCATGCAGGATCTCACTTGGTCGTGAGTTACCCCAGTTAATAATAATGTCCTTGCGTCTCGCATCGTAAGTTGGTCTTACTCGCTTGACACCTAGACTACTAGCCAATGACTTGGCACTAATAGATCCTATCTTATATGGGAATAACTTCAATCTAAAAGGCATAGCCTTGCTCCTTCCGTCTACGATACATTTGCTTAATCTTCCTATTAATTTTATAGTAAGGGCCTTTATCAGTTTCTTCTATAATATCTACATGATCAACTCCTATCCAGAATTTAATTCCGTCATCTGAACTTGGTTGAATTCCTGTAAGATATGAAAACTCAATTAAGTATTCTGTTCCATCACTGGTAACATCTATAATTATACCCTCACTTCCGGGTTTGGTATATCTATAATGATTACCATTAGTTATAACAACTTTAGTTCCGATATCAAAAAGCATAACCCTGCTCCTTTCTTCGTTCATACATTCTCTTAACTTTATTACTAATGATTTCTATTTGAGTCATTTCGGTAATAATTTTCCAATCTAATTCCCATCCATTCGGATCAGTTGTATGATGAATATCTCCTTCTTCCTTAAGATGTTTTATCTTTCCTTTACTGTAGAAACCTATAGTTTTTAAGACTGTAGGATAACCTGTTCGTTTAGATACATCTACAACAAGATAACAAATAGAATTATCAGAGTTACTATACCCAATTATATCACCTATTTTAAAAGACATCTGCAGCTCCTCTTGAATAGTCAAATGGAATTACTTCATCATCTTCAATAACTAAATCTATTAAAGCAAAAGGAACATTATATGCAAAAGAATTGTCTTGAATCTCAGCATCATCACGCATTAGATCAGCTGTGTAATTAGCATTGACACTAACTACCTCAAAGATTTCACCACGCTTAAATGTTTCTTTTGTATCCCAGTCATGGAAGTTATTAGTAAGCTTTACAATATCACCTACCTTTAAGTAAGGTGAGCTAGTATACTTAGGCGGACTTACCATAGGCAAAGTTGCACTGCTGCTGTAGTAACTTTTAGGGTTTGCTACAGGTTTAGGTGGAACATATGGCTTGTAACTACTGTTAGAATACCAGACATTGTTATCCCAGATACCTTTACTTTCGTTGAAGATATCGTAATTTCCATGACGATCTAAGAAGATAAGCTTAGAGTATCCAATACGAGCTTCAATCAAACTCTTCATAGCTGGTTGGAACAGTGATAAGTTACCCCACTTACTTACAAGTGGCTTGATAATCTCGTCATTGAAATGACTAGTATCTGATTGATCACCAACACCAAAGCCTGAGATTACCCCATTATGAACAAAACCAAGAGAGCTATTAACGAGAAACGGATGACAGTTTGCTTCATCAATAGCACCGTGTGTTTTAATTCTGAAATGTAATACTGCTTGTTTTTTCTCATGCTTTTTATATGCTTTCCAAAAGTCATTGAAAGTAAAGAAACCCTTTTCCATTACAAGTTCTTTGTTGCTTGCATACATAAAGCCTGCACCATCAGGATTAGAACGGAAACATTCTTGCAATGTTGCTTGGGAAATCTTTGTATCTTTAGGTTTGTAAATAGCAATACACATTATGCGAACTCCTTGATTTTGTTAGCTAATTGTGGGTAAGTCTTAACTTGTTTAAGAACCCAACTAATAAAGTTTGTATGAGATAGTTGTTCCTTGAGAGGAATAGCTAAACTAGCTGGCATTGAATAGTCAACCAATGCTTTACAGAACTGCATCTTGTATGCAAATTCCTCGAATGACATAGGAGTACTAAAGATACGGAACTCAATAGTCTCTTTAGGATTGAGATTAAGAGCGTTGTATCTTTCACTATGTTGTTTAGCAATCCACGGAAAAGTAACAGTCCGTTTAGGATCTACATTGCAGTAGTGATTTGGTTCACGACCAGCAATGAATGTTACAAATGGTTTGTTGTCCACCTTGTTCATGAACGCAGTTATCTTACCTATTGTAAATAAGCTAAGTGGTGCTTTACTTACATGCACATGCATACCTACATTAGATGCAATAGATAACTCAGAAGGAAGATTAGAATAAAACTTATTGAATTCTTCCATGTGAATATCTAATGTAGCTGGACAAGATACAATCTCAAAGCCATTACGAATACTACCATCAGCTTTCATAATAGCATGGTTCTTTAATAGCTTACCAACTTTAACAGATGCAACTTCTCTATCTGAAGTTTCGTACTCCAATTCACAACCTAAATAAATAGGAACTTCTCTAGGCTTAACATTCTTTGCTTTGAACTTAAGTAGTTCAGGAACCCTAGTAGAATAGTTATGAATCTTGTAGTGTTTCTCAAGACACTTGTAACAGATACCATCTTCAGGTTCAATAGCCTGTGTTGGAACTTCTTCATTACATTCAGGACATTTACAAGTTCCTTCACCTTTATCATATACTCTATCACCATACAATATTTGTGTATGTCTTACTAGATAGAAATCACGAACTAGTTTAAGTTTATATTTTTTAATATCTATTTTACGGTCAATAGCTACTTCTTTATTGTCTAGTTTATAATATGAGAATTGACCACTTATTAATAGCTTACCAGTTAAATGGCAAATAACAACACGATTTAATAATACACTACGAATATCGTCATTACATAGTTGGTTATATTGTTCGCTACCTTTTGGGTGTTCAGGTTTATCATATCTATTAGTTAGTTCTTTATCTAACTCTGCAAGCATTCGATCAATAACATAACTACTCATATAGCTACGATAGTCTGTCCGTTTGTATAGTGCTTTCCAGAATCCTACTAATAGTTTCTTTGTAGTAAGACTACGGAAACGCAAAGGATTATAAATGTAGTACAATGCATCAATAACAGCTGCATGAAAATCACGGCAGTCTGCATTGACAATACCTAGTTCTATTGCTTTGTCTACATCTTTACCAAATACACTATTATATCGATAACCTTTACCAAACTGAACAAGTTTGAAACCTTTGTATGAAATAGTAACTACGTCTACTTTATCACCCCAAGGATCAGGTACTTTATCAAACTCTACAGTTACATCACTGTTTGCATTTGGAATTACATAACCGTTGGCTATGAATTCCTTAACTGTATACATCTTCATTTGACTTCTCCATTTGTTTGACTACTCGTTTAAGAATCCAGATCTTTCTAATGACTTGCGCCCTAGTATTACGATCTGCATTATGTGGGTATCTTCCATAAACTTTATAAAACCAATAGCAGTAAAGTTCATCGAGAGCTAGCTTGTTGTATTTAGATAGACTCATACAACACCCTATAAGCTAGATTTAATGCCTGAATACACAATAGTTTCATGAGCCTTATGTATTTCTATTGAACATACCTTGTCACTATTTGCGTAATAAATACCAGCAACAAAGATAGAAATAGCTATAAACAACTTGAAACAAATTGTCAAGAACCCATTAAGATATTTTATACCTGCTTTGCATTGGTTCAAATAATATTCTAACATTTTAATCTCCTTACAATTTGGAAATAAATTAAATGGTCGCTTCATACGATTTGTGTGTTAGGTAGGCCCCGCAGGGCTGGTTCGTCAGAACCCATACTGAGCTATGGAAAGCTGTCGTTTGGTTTCTGCCACCTGAAACATGTCGTGATATGGAACTTCTTCTAGAAAGCGCCAGCCTTCTGCGAATAACCAGTCGCTGAACTCTTCAACAACAATAGTTTCAGAAGGATTAGATTTGAAATACAGTTTGAGCAACATAACAGACTCCTTAGAAAATGGGGAGCCGAAGCCCCCCTGTATATATTAGATATTACCTGCATCTTTAGCTTGTTTAACTCTATCGTATTCTGTTTGAACATCTGTTGTGGATGTTGCTTTATTCTCTGGATTATCTATTGTAGCAGCTGTTGTATTATCACGAGTAGCCAAATATTTCTTATTAGCTTCTCGAAGAGCAGCAACTTCTGAAAGAATATCTGTAATATCTGACAACAATGGGGATTTGAATCTCAACATTGTGATTTGAGCATCTTGTAACATTTTCTCAGCAACCCAAAGTTTCAAACCTGTTGGAGCTTTCTCAGTTAAATCTTCGAATGCAGCGAAATCGAACTTACTAGTTTGTGTAGATTTTGTAGCCATTTTGAATCTCCTAAAAAAAATATATATCAATTTAAATTTAAAAAGCGGAAGGAATTTTTCCCCGCTCGCAGGAACTGCGGGGAAAATTACTCCGCAAACTACTTCTATACTTTGTGAGGCCAGCAACTGCGGGCGGCATGCCAACATGGGTTACCGTTGGCGTGACGACTGCGCTGGTCGAGCAATCTATATTTAACTGGATAGAAATAATCAAGAAACTCCTTAAGTTGTATATCGAAATAGTCAATCATTTTAAGCTCCAAAGAAAACAGAAAGAATAATAAAGAAAGCCATTAGCAATGTAGGAAGAACCATGTAAGCAAAGAAATCTTTCGACATTTTATATCTCCTTAGAATAGAGGTGAATTATCAATAGCATATACTAAACTATATCCGAAGAATATAGCGCAAAGAATAACAACTATATATATTACATTAGAATCATCATGTTTCATTTTACAACTCCTTTAAGATAAAGTTAATTACACACAGGCGAATTGCCTGAAGCGTCCCCCATAGTAATTAAATAGTCGTCGTGTCAAGGATTTGATACAAACTAGAATTTAGCAGGCACTAGGTGCTTTAGCACCGTATGTGCTGCTTAATGAGCTTTGTAGCAAACCAGCTCGCTGGCGTTGACAACAAGTGCAAAGACAGATTAGATTTTGTTTGGGGTTATTTACAAAATCAATCTGGACTGCACTTAGTTGGCACAGACAGACAACTCTGTTGGCTGGCTAGAGTCCTTTACACAGACTATTTAATAGCTATACAATACAAGCGTAAGCGTTTCGTGTGTGTGTATAGCGTCGGTTGCATACTAAAGCGTTGACCAGTGTCAAAAATCCACATATTATTTGCAAGAAGCTCGGCTTCGCAGCAAATTATTAAATAAAAAGAGCGATTTTTGAAGCAATCTATGCACTAAACAATGGTGAATTATTCATATAAAAAGATTCTAGGAAATGTATAAATAAATCAATGGGATAGAATGCATTAAATATTAGCGTATGGTTGTATAGGATAACTATTGGGAGGAATAAAAAGATATCTTAAGTGTATCACACTAATCACATACATCAGATACAGTATTGATTCTAATAAGGATCCTTAGATAATTGTCTATAGGGGGGGATACCTTACCATTATTCTATAATTTATGTAGATACACAATCTATACATGAGAGGGTATTATGGGGAGGACTTTGATTACTCGATTATTCACATCACGAAAGTGACTAGATTCTGTGCTCAGAGTTTACCACTCTTCGCATAGCGAAGGGATTACTCAGGGGTATAGAGAACCTGAGTTTAGATAAAATAAATTACTTGACAAATGATTAAAAATATGATACAATATTTGTATTAACAAAAACAATTAATAACAAATACTGTTAATATTAAATAACAAGAAAGAAAAAAAAAAACAAATATTGTTAATATCTATCGAGGGGTAGTGTATCTAGATGTAGATCGACTCTTCGAGTCTTCTTTAAATAATACTTGACAAATCCTTTCTTCTATGTTATAATAGTCTTATAACTCCTCTTATAAGACAAAGTTTATTATGGCTGGAAGAAGATCAATAGAAGAAACTAATCGTATCCGAGCTTCTCTCGGACTTAGTGTCATTCCTAAAAAGAAACCTAAAAGTAATGCTATACTCCCTCAGGAGAAGAAAGCTAGATCTCAACAGATATTAGCAGAGATGCTAACTAAGAAGAGTAAGGCTGTAGTCCAGAAGGTTATGGAGAAAGCTCTGGATGATAATGATGAGGATCAGTTAGCTTGTCTAAAGATGTGCATGGATCGTATGATCCCTGCGTCTTACTTTGAAAAAGACAAGGCTGGTGGTAGCAAAGGTGTTACTATCCAGATATTAGGTGTAGGTGAAACTAAGATAAATGAAACAGAAGATGACGAACCCATTGACGCTGACTTTGAAGAAATAGAGAACGAATAAATGTTTACACCCTACTCCTTAGTTTCTGCCTCTGCACCTAGTGTACTAGGACAACTACAATCTGGAACAAACACTGCTCCATTTAGTGGAATGACTTTAGGGGCTGGGCAAGCTCCACAACCACAAACACAACAACCACCTCAACAGCAGCAACAACAGAACAACCAGCAACAGCTTTCTAATACATCGGCTGCTGCTCAAAACTCTACAAACCAAACCACTGTATTGACAGGTTCTCAAAGTGGACAAGTTAATTCCAATCTAGCTTCTACAACAACACAACAAACTCCAACCCTGTCTTACGTAACAGAAGCTAATAGGTCATTAGGTATGCCTACAAATTCTGGGCAAGTGCTGGAACAACTACAACAATACTATGCTCCTAGAGGACTGGGGTATATAAACCCAAATGCACCCTCTACACAACAGCTACAAACCTTTGCTAATAATTTAACCAGTGCTGCTGGAGGCTATCAACAGAATGCTTCTACCTTTGGTAACTTATATGCTGACTTTGCAGAAGGTAGAATGGCAGAACAAGACTATGTAGCTAACCTGCAAAGAATGCAAGAGCTATCAAGACAGGCAGCAGGACAATGGAATGATGTTCAAGGTATTCTCAGTAATTCTTTCTTGCCTACACAAACAGTGCCGGGTATGGGAACAACTCAGAATACATTAGGACTAGCTCCAGCTCAACGATTCATACTGCCACAAGAAACATGGGATATGTCTCCCGGTGAATTAGCTAGTTGGATTCAAAGCTATGAAAGAAAAATGGGTAGAGATTCCTTCATAGGAAATGCAGCTTGGAAAGTAGGACCAGCGTTAATTGGTGGGGCAGGAGCTATTGGATTAACTGGTATTACATCCCCATTAAGTTTAACTAATTCAATTATAGGTACTGGTATAGAAAACTTAGCAGGAATTAATTCACGTTAATGGCTAACTTACAAGTTAAGCTTCATGAGAAGCAGTTAGAGATCTTTAATGATCCTCATAGATTTAAAGTAGTAGCAGCAGGTAGACGATTTGGTAAGTCACGCTTAGCAGCGTGGACACTTATTATTGAAGCTTTGAAGAGCACAGAGAAGGATGTCTTTTATGTAGCTCCTACTTATCAACAGGCTAGGGATATTCTTTGGTCTTTGTTAAAAGAAATAGGACATGAGGTTATAGCCTCTGCACATGAGAACACCTCTGTATTAACTCTTATTAATGGTAGAAAGATCTACCTTAAAGGTTCAGATAGACCAGATACACTTCGTGGTGTAGGTCTTGCGTATGTAGTTATTGACGAATATGCTGACATGAAGCCTCAGGTATTTGAGCAGATCTTACGACCTGCCTTAGCTGACGTACAGGGTGGTGCTTTATTTATTGGTACCCCTAAAGGACGTAACCACTTCTACGAACTATTTAAGTTTGCAGAGACAGGTAAAGAAGAGCAGTGGTCTGCTTTTCACTATACGTCATATGATAATCCATTGTTACCTCAATCTGAAATTGAGGCAGCAAAAAGTTCTATGTCTAGCTTTGCATTTAGACAAGAGTTCATGGCTTCTTTCGAAGCTGCAAGCAGAGACCTATTTAAAGAAGAATGGGTACAGATGGAAGAGGAAGAGCCAGATGATGGTAGATATTTTATCGCTGTTGACCTTGCTGGTTTTATTAACGTAGACCGAGAGTCTGGTAATAAGAACAAGAAGCTTGACGAAACTGCAATAGCTGTAGTTAAAGTTCATGAGGACGGTTGGTGGGTAGCAGATATCTTACATGGTCGGTGGGATATTAAAGAAACCTGCGAGCAGATCATGAAAGCTGTTATGAAGTATGAGCCTGTTGCCGTAGGTATAGAGAAGGGATCACTAAAGAATGCTGCTCTTCCATACCTTAACGATTTAATGAGAAGACACAATCACTACTTTAGAATAGATGATGTAACTCACGGAAACCAAAAGAAAACAGACCGTATTGTGTGGGCGCTACAAGGGCGCTTTGAACATGGTAAAGTAACACTAAATTATGGAGAATGGAATAATGAGTTTATTGATCAGCTTGTTAACTTTCCTAACTCTCAGCTACACGATGACTTGGTTGATGCACTTGCGTACATTGATCAGATACAAATCGTAGAATATTTCCATGATTATGTGGAAGAAGAGTATGAACCTTTAGACGCTATTACAGGATATTAATATGCAAAACAGATTAGTTGATTGGGTAAATGAATATATTGATGAGTGGAGAGAGCATCGAGATTCTAACTACCTTGAAGATTGGAAAGAATACGAAAGACTCTGGCGAGGTATGTGGGCGGCAGAGGATAACACTCGTTCGTCTGAGCGTAGCCGTGTAACTTCTCCTGCTTTGCAGCAAGCAATTGAGAATCATACTGCAGAAATAGAAGAAGCTGTCTTTGGTCAAGGGGATCATCTGTTTGATATTGAAGATGATATGAAAGATCAAGACCCAAGAGACATTGCTTATGTTAAAGCATACATGAAAGAGTGCTTTAAGAAGAACAAACTGCGTAAAGCAGTAGGTGATGTAATACTTTTAGGTGCTATTTATGGTACCGGTATTGGTGAGATCTTTACTAAGAAGGTTAAAACGTTAGTACCTGCTACACAACCTATGCAAGAACTAGGTGTTGTGGCTGTAGGTGTAGAAGAAAAAGAAAAAGTTACTATAAGTCTTAAACCAATTAACCCACAAAACTTTATTATTGACCCTAATGCTACCTCAATTGAAGAGGCAATGGGTATTGCTATTGAAGAATTTGTACCTGCACACGTTATTGCTGAGAAAATTAAGGAAGGTGTGTATAAAGACCCTAAAGAATTAGAGGATGACTCAGCTCCTAATGAGAATTTAGAAGCCTCTTGGATAGATCAAGAGTATAATGATGACAAAATTCGTGTAGTTCGCTACTATGGACTAGTACCTGCTAAGCTTTTAGACTCACAAGGTGAGGATGAAGTAGTAGATTTGTTCAAGAAAGAGAAGAAAGAAGAAGAAATGTCTGAACTTCTCGAAGAATATGGTGATATGGTAGAGGCAATCGTAGTAATTGGTAACGATCAGTTGCTTAAGGCAGAGAAAAGTCCTTACATGATGAAGGATAGGCCTGTAGTTGCGTACCAAAATGACACAGTACCTAACAGATTCTGGGGTCGTGGTGTAGCCGAGAAGGGTTACAACATGCAAAAGATGATAGATGCACAGCTTCGTAGCTATATGGACGGATTAGCATTGACTTCCGTACCAATGATGGCTATGGATGCTACTCGTTTACCACGAGGTAGTAAGTTTGAGGTACGTCCGGGTAAAACAATCCTAACTAATGGTAATCCCGGTGAGATCCTTATGCCATTTAAGTTTGGCAATGTAGATACATCTAACATTGAGACAGCCGCTAAGTTCGAACAAATGCTATTACAGGCTACTGGTACTATTGATACCTCTTTAATGCAGGCTCCTTCTGCTAGTGGTGGTGAGATTGGACTAACTCTATCAGGTATTATCAAAAAGAACAAGAGAACCTTGGTTAATTTCCAAGAACAGTTCTTAATTCCTTTTGTTGAGAAAGCTGCTTGGCGCTTTATGCAGTATGATCCTGAGAACTTCCCAACAGCTGACTATTACTTTGTACCTACAGGTACTTTAGGTATGTTAGCTCGTGAAGTAGAGCAAATGCAATTGATTAATCTACTGAAGACCTTAGGTGCAGACACACCAATTACCCCAATCTTGTTAATGGGTGTGATTCAGAACAGTTCTTTACCTAATAAGAACGAGTTAATACAACAAATGCAACAAGCTATGCAACCAGATCCACAAGCACAGCAGATGCAACAAATGGGTCAGATGTTACAGATGAAAGCTGCTGAGGCACAAGTAAATGAACTGAATGCGTCAGCTCAAGAGAAAGCAGCAAGGGCTCAAAAAACCATGATTGAAGCTCAGCTAGCTCCTGAGGAAACAAAAGCTAAATTAATATCCGCAGCTACAACAAATCTATCTGAAACACCAGACGATAAAGTATTTAAACAGCGTGTTGAGTTATCTAATCTACTACTAAAAGAGAAAGACTTAGAGATTAAAGCACAAGACTCAGCACAAAATCGTGAGATTGTCAAGATGCAAATGAAAAATAACTTGACAAAATAATAGTCTTGTGATATAATGGTTATATTAGTACCACTATTATAACATACTTTTAAAAAGGATGCAATAGTTTGGATAAAGAATTACAAGATTATTATGAAGAACGTTTCTCAACAATGAGTACCAAAGGATGGTTAGACTTTATTGAGGATGTTCAAAAGATTTATGACAGTTACAACAATGTAGCATCCATCGGTAGTCCTGATGATTTCTATTTTAGAAAAGGACAGCTAGATGTTCTTCAATGGATTCTGGGCTTAAAGGCCGTATCAGAGCAAACCTATGAGGAGTTAAAGAATGAAGAGGCTGTTTGAATTTAAGTGTGATCCATGTGACTTAGTTACAGAAGAGTACACAGAATATAAAACAAACTCTTTATGCCCTTCTTGTGGAGGAGAAACTTATAAAATTATAAGTGCACCTCAAGTTAAGCTAGAAGGAATTACAGGCGCATTTCCCGGAGCAGCTGCACGATGGGCGAAAATGCATAAACAACGCAGCAACCAAAGAGATTAGACCTGCCACAAGTTTAATTTCTTTTCCACAATGCTAAATGCACGGAGATATAATATGGCAAAAGTAATTGATGAGGTTTTAGAAGATACAACCCAGACGGATTCACTAGATGATTTGGCGGACTCCCTATCCCAACCAGATAATCAAGAACCAGAACCCCAACCTGAGGATGATCTACCTGAGAAGTACAAGGGTAAGTCCGTAAAAGATATTATTGCTATGCATCAAGAAGCTGAAAAGTTAATTGGCAAGCAAGGATCTGAAGTAGGCGAGCTTCGAAAAGTGGTAGACGACTTTATTAAAACCCAAACATCGAGAGACTTAAAGACAAAAGAAGAGGAACAGATTGACGAAGTAGACTTCTTTGCTGATCCAAAAGCTACAATCGAAAAAGCAATTGAGAATCATCCTTCCGTTAAGGAAGCTAAAATAGCTGCTAAGGAAATGAGACGTGCTGAAACACTAGCTCGAATCGAAAAAGAATTTCCTAATGTAACTGAAATAGTACAGGATGCCCAATTTGCAGAATGGATTAAAGCTTCTAAAGTTCGAACAGATTTATATCTAAGAGCTGAAACAGAGTATGACTTTGATGCAGCTAAAGAACTATTAGAGACTTGGAGAGAAAAGAAAGAGCTGTCAAAGAAAGCAGTAGAGACTTCAAAAGTAGATCGAGAGCTTCAGCTCAAGGCTGCTGATGTAAGTACACCTAATGCTACTGAGTCTGTTTCTAAAAAGAAATATCGTCGAAGCGATATTATTAAACTAATGCAAACAGATCCAGACCGGTATGATGCTATGGCTAATGAAATTATGCAAGCTTATCGGGAGGGTCGAGTAATTTAACATTTTAGAAAAGGAAATAAATCATGGCTTTAGGCTCTAATCATGTAACCCCAACCACAGCAGCAACCTTTATTCCAGAGATTTGGAGTGATGAGATTATCGCTGCTTATAAGAAAAATCTTGTAACAGCAAACTTGTTCAAGAAAATGGCATTCACAGGTAAGAAAGGTGATACAGTTCATATCCCTTCTCCTACTCGTGGCGCTGCTTCTTTGAAAGCATCAAACGCACAAGTTACTTTACAAGCGGCAACTGAAGGTGAAGTAGTTGTTACTATCGACAAGCACTACGAGTACTCTCGTTTGATTGAAGATATCACTGAAGTTCAGGCATTAAATTCCCTACGTCGCTTCTATACAGATGACGCTGGTTATGCTTTGGCTAAACAAGTTGATACTTCTTTAGTTCAATTGGGTCGTGGCTTTAACGGTGGTGATGGCACTGCTGCTTACACAGGTGCTTATATCGGTGGTGACGGTACTACTGCGTATAACTCTGGTACACCAAACGCCTCTGCTTTGACAGATGCTGCTATCCGTCGTACAATCCAACGTTTGGATGACAACGATGTGCCAATGGAAGGTCGCTTCATCATGGTGCCTCCTTCTGCTCGTAACACATTGATGGGTATTGCTCGTTACACAGAACAAGCCTTCGTTGGTGAAGTAGGTAACGGCAACACAATCCGCAATGGTGAGATTGGCAATCTATATGGCATTCCTGTATTTGTATCAAGCAACTGTGATACAGCTACTGGCTCTGCTCGTATCGTATTGGTAGGTCATAAAGATGCTGCTGTATTGGTAGAACAACAAGGCGTTCGTTCTCAAACACAATACAAGCAAGAATACTTGGGCACTCTCTACACTGCTGATACATTGTATGGCGTTAAAGAGTTGCGTGATAATTCTTGTTTTGCATTGGCAGTTCCAGCCTAATCTCTAGGCAGATAGCCCTTCGCTCTGAGGGGCTATTTTTATGGCTGTTAATTATAGCAGTCATAGAAATAACAAGGAGACCTAAATGAAATTTAAATGTAAATTATCCGGTACTGTGATTGAGTTTACTCAAGAGCAAGATATTAAAACTACTTTAGCAAATGAAAACTATACACCTGTTGTAGAAGATGCTGAAGACAAACCAAAAGTTAAAAAGCCAGTTGTTAAATCTGAGGAGTAGTTATGGGTATTTACAGAGGTCCGGGAGGTACTGGTGATGCGGTAGCAGATACCTCAAATGAATCAGCATCTGCTGTAGCCGCTGCTGCGGCTGCTGCCGCTAGTGCTAGTTCTGCATCTGCAAGTGCTAATAGTGCTTCTTCGTCTTCCTCTGCTGCTGGTGTATCTGCTACACTAGCCGAAAGCTCTGCAACAAGTGCATCAGCTAGTGCATCTTCCGCTGCGTCTAGTGCAACTAATGCACAAACATATTCTGAAAGTGCTGCAACATCTGCAACCAACGCAGCTAATTCCTATGACCAATTTGATGACCGCTATCTAGGCGCAAAGAGTTCTGCTCCAACATTAGATAACGATGGTAATGCTTTGCTCACAGGAGCATTGTATTGGAACTCTACAGATGACAAGATGTATTCTTGGTCTGGCAGTGCTTGGGTAGCAATTACCGGAGCAGGTAGTAGTGGCACAGTTACTTCAGTTGGAATGTCTGTTCCTACAGGACTAACAGTTTCAGGAGTGCCAATTACAACAGCAGGAACTATTGCTTTAACATATTCTGCTGGTTATTCTATTCCAACCACAACTAAACAATCTAATTGGGATGATGCTTATACCTTTGTAACAGCTTTCCCATCTCAAACTGGAAACTCTGGTAAATATCTAACTACAGATGGCTCTGCTTTATCTTGGGCTACTGTTACAGGTGGTGCAACTAACTTAGATAGTTTAACTGATGTAGTTATTACATCGCCAGCTAGTGGTCAAGTGTTAAAATACAATGGCACTAACTGGATTAATGACACTGACAGCACTGGCTCAGGTAGCTTTGCTTATCCTACAGGAACTGGTATTGTTACAGTATCCAGTGGTTCTGCATGGGGCACTACACTAACAGCCCCTACTGGTGCTATTGTTGGTACAACAGATACTCAGACACTGACAAATAAAACTATCAGTGGCTCTTCTAACACTCTTTCTAACATTGCTAATTCTTCCCTTACAAATTCTAGCATTACCGTAAACGGAACTGCTGTAAGTTTAGGTGGTTCTATTAGTGTTGGAACTGTAACAAGTATAACAGCAGGAACAGGATTATCCGGTGGAACTATCACAGGTTCTGGCACTATTGCTATTGATTCTACTGTAGCAACATTAACAGGCACACAAACCCTAACTAATAAAACAATTAGTGGGGCAAGTAATACATTATCCAACATAGGAAACGCATCATTAACTAACTCTAGCGTCACAGTTAATGGCACAGCAATTAGCTTGGGTGGAAGTGCTACAGTAACCGCAAGCACTACAAACGCATTGACGATTGGCACAGGTTTAAGTGGAACATCATTTAATGGTGGAAGTGCTGTAACGATTGCAATAGATAGCACAGTAGCTACTTTAACTGGCACCCAGACCTTAACTAACAAGACACTCACTGCTCCTGTTATTAGCTCTATTGTTAATACAGGAACATTAACCCTTCCAACATCAACTGATACTTTAGTTGGTAGGGCTACTACAGATACACTAACTAATAAAACATTAACAAGCCCAGTATTAAATAGTGCTACAACTAACACAGTGTTTACACTTGGTGGTGCTATAGATGAAAAAGTATTTGCTGTTTCAGGAACAACACCTGCATTGTCCCCTCAAAATGGTACAATCCAAACATGGACATTATCTGCTAACTCAACCCCAACAGCAGGAACTTGGAATGAAGGTGAATCTATGACTATTATGGTTTTAGATGGCACAGCCTATACAATTACATGGACTTCTGTTGCAGTTACTTGGGTTGGTGGGACCGCCCCTACACTAGATACTACTAAGTATACAGTTATTGAGTTGTGGAAAGTTGGCTCAACTATCTATGGTGCATTGGTAGGGGCAGCTTAATGTTAGCTCATATACTAAGAGCAGTACCTAAAGTAGCAGTAAGTTATGCTGATATATCTTTAATACAGTCAGGTGGTGCTGTTGAAGGCGGAGCATCAAATATTACATTATCTGGTGTTCAAACAGATGATATTATTTTTTTATTAGTAGCTCACTTTAGTACCACTCTTACAGCACCAACTGGATACACATTATATGATAGTGGGGTTCTATCAGGGAGTTTTAACTGGAAAATTTACTATAAAGTAATGGGAAGCACTCCTGATACTTCTGTAGGTATAACAGATTCAAATGCCGATGCAACTGCATATGTGTTTTATGTATTTAGAAATGTAAACACAACAACACCTATACATCAATTTGCTAAAGCAACAGGTACAACTAATCCACCATCAGTCACTACTGATAGAAAGTCTATGATTT